AAGCTGTCGACGGGGGTGGCGGACTGGCTTGAGCTGAGACCGGCGGCGACCGCTAGGTCTTGAACCACGGATTGGGCGGCGGAGAGCAGAACAGCGGCGGGGGAGCCGGAATTGTCGCTCAGCACGGCACAGGTGATGCGATAGGGAATCCAGTTCGACCGCCGGTAATTGGCATCGAAACGCGCGATCACCACCGAGTAAGTGAAATCCTGCCAAGTGAGCGGCCAGACGCTGCCATCGGCGCGCATCTGGTCTAGCAGGTGGGCGCGGGAGGTGGCGTCTGGACCGGAGAAGATGCCAGACCAGGACACCGGTGCGTCGTCACGGCCCATCGCATCGATAATGCGAGCGCCGCCGGGCAGACGGTGGATGGTCAGCGACTGCGTGCCGCCCCAGGAGATGGTGGCTGGAAGCTCGAAATCGGTGAACTGGACCGGGCCAAGGGTGAGAACCGGGATGCTCATGCGTCATTGCCCTCCCTGGGCGGCGCCGGGCCAGGCGATGGAGAGGCTGGGATCAAAGCCTGTGCCGCCATAGCTTGGGCGATTGGCCTCGCGTGCGAGGTGGTTGGAGACCCAATGACCGAGGCGCTCGCCGTCGAGATAGACATCCCCACCCGTGGGGGCGTTGGTGGCTTGCGCGCGAGGCGGGGCGTAGGAGGTCGCTGGCGTGCTCGATAGCTCCGGCGCATTCGGAGCCGCGTCGACCGCCTGCGCAGGTGCCAATGGCGTGCCCGGCCAAGGCGTTGAAGTTTGTGCTGCCGAGGGTTGTGCTGCCGTGAAGCGGTTGGCAGGTGCGGTGGGAGCATTCGTCGGGGTGTTGGAAAGCACCGGTGCCAGGCTGATATCACTGCGCGTTGTAGTGGTGTTGATGGCATGCGCGGGCGGTGCGGCCTGCAATGGCGCAATCGGAGCCGTGGGCGGCGGGTCAATGCGGACGACCGGGGCAGTCGCAGATGTTGAGCCTTGTCCCGGAGTGAGCGCTCCAGGTGCAACAGCCGGGGCGGTTGCGCTGAGATCTGCAGTGGGTTGTGTCACTGGGCGCGGCGGCGGGGACTGGATCGGCAGTGGGACGTGTGTGCTGGTTTCGGTCAGGGCGCGCAGCCCCTCGGCCGAGGCGGCGATGGCTGCATCGAGGGCGGAGAGGTCGGCGCGGATGGACGCCAACCCGGCGCTGACGCCGTTGTCGAGTGCTAGGCGGATGCCGATGAGGTAATCGTCCATGTCACTTCCCGTTCAATGGGGCGATGGCGTTGCGGGCGATCAGGCCGAGGCGGTGCGCGATGCCGGGGCCGGCAATGGCTGCAAGCGGGCCGAAACTGGGGCGCGGAGGCAGGGTTTGACTGCCATGCTCCTGGTAATGCGCGACGGGGTCGTTGCTGCCGACCACGGCTTCGGTGTCGGCAGCAACCATCTCGATGCTGTTGTGCAATGTGCCGGTGCGTTGCCAGGGATGGCTGTGCGGTCCGCCGGGTGACGTGGCGAGGGTTTCACGCAAGGCGGAGGCCAAATTCTGTGCCTCCTCGGCCAGAGCTGCCGCCAACGCGCTCTCTAAATGAGAGCCGAGATCGGCGGAGATGCCGGTGAGTTTCATGGTGACTGCCTCCATTCCATGCGGATGAAATCGAACTCCCGTCCATCCAGCCGCCCGAGGGCGACGATCCAGGCGAGGCGGTCTTCGGGCGGGAGCGAGAAGGCGACGTCGAACGGCACCCCGTTTCGGAGGAGGTAGAGGCAATCCACCAACTCGGGGTGCCTGCTCAGTTTCCCGCGTGATCGGCCAAGCTGGGGGTGTCCTGGGACGAGGCTAGGGCCTTGGCGATGGCGGCGATGCCGGTGTCGCCGAGCTTGCCGACCAGGGCTTCGATCTGGGCTTCATTGATCGCAGGCGGGACGGGGATGCCGTCGATCTCGGTGACAGCACTGGCCAGCGTGGCCATGCCGAGCCAGAGCGGGTTTTGTGCCAAGACGGGGCCTGCGGCCTTAAAGAGGCGGAGTTTGTCGAGAGCGTTGAGTCGGTGGAGGCTGAGGGATCGCCCGGATGCGTCCTGCACGGTCTCGGTGGTGGTGAGGAAATGTTGGGTCGGAGTCATCGGGGCTCCTGTGGTGGGATGGCGGGCCATCCCACCCAATTGTCATCAGACACGGACGCGGCGGGCCGCGAAGAAGTCGAGGCGCTGTTTGACGCTCTGGTCGCCACGCCATTGGCCGGATTGGGTGAGTTTGAAGACCACCTGTTCGAACTGATAAGTGCTCGTACTGCCATTCGGCTCTGAGACGTATTGATAGAGCGTGCCGCTGGGCACGGCACTGCCGTTGACGTAAGCGGCCTCGAGCTGGGCGATGAAATCATCCACCGCCGAGCCGCCGCGTTCGAGGTCGAACTGACCTTCCCAGCCTTTCGGCAATTCGGCGGCGAGTTGGGAGCCGTCGATGCGGTCAACGCGGATCGGGGCGGTGAGTTGGCGGGCTTCGAAGCCTGTGACGTGGGTGAGGTCGATGCGGCCATAAGGGCCGAGGACGACGAGTTGGCAGTCGCGGCCGATGGAAAAAACGGTGCTGGTCATGAGTGCCGCTCCTTACGCGTTAAGGCTGCCGGGCGTGCCCGGAAGGGTCTGGCGCTGGACCTGAACGGTCTGGCCGCCTTCGATGTTGACGATGAATTTCTCGTTGATCGCCTGGTAGCGAACCTGCGCGTCGGATTGGACGTATCCCAACCCAGTACGGCTGGCCGGGTTGTTGGAGGTGTCGCAGATCACGCTGAACGGCGGCGAGCCATCGGTGCTGCCGAGCAAACCCTGGCCTAGCATCGCTTGCAGGAAACTCAGTTGAATGGCGCGGATGCGGCGGAACAGTGACTGGTTGATCACCTGCCCGACATATTGCCCCATGCCCGATGCGAGGGTGGCGGCGATGTAGTTGGTCAGGCGGGTGTAGTTGTCGCCATTTATGGCGGCGTTGGAGCTGGAGTTGTGGCCACCGCGCACCCCCCAGAAACTGCCTGCCGGTTGTGGATTGGCGATCACGTCGATGCCTGCTGCGAGAAGCACGCCGAGATCGGCCGACGAGTAGCTAGCCTGCTGCGTGGTGCCGGGCGCGCCGGATTTCTGGCTGCCGACGACGCCAAAGAGCGGCTTGTTGAGCGAGGACTGCTCGGGAGAGAGATTAGCCAATCGCCCTGCGACAAAGCCCTGCGGAGAGACAAGGCGCAGACTTGCGTTGACCTGATCGTTCCACCAGATCCAGTCGCCAAACATCAGCTTGCAGGCATAGGTGTCCAGGCCGACCGCCTGTTTGGTGGCCACCGCATTGGCGATGGTGTCCGCGGCTGGGCCGGTGAGGATCATGTAGAGCCCCTCCTGCAAACCAAAAGCCGCCTGTGTCGTCCATTGCGAACTGTCATCGGCATCGGAGAGCAGACCGATGGAGCAGCCCTGACCGCGCAGGGCATACATGCCGTGGCGCGGCACAACGTCGCTGCCGATCAGTGTGGCGGTGGTTGCCGTCCCTGCCCCATCGGTGCCGGGCGTGCCTGCAGCAAAGTTGGTGGAAAAGGCGGTAACGGTGGCAGAGGTGCCGCCTGCGTTGGCGACAACCAACTGGCTCGGGCCGCGCTGCAGACCGGTGCCGACGTTGATGGCGGTGGCGAAATTGGTCCAAAACGTCGCACCGGTGCCCGCAACATTATCGAACACTTCAGGCTGTAGACCGGGAAGAGTTAGGGTCAGGCGCCAGGTTGCCGCCTTGCTGCCCGCGCCAAGCGTGACTGAAATCTGATTGCCGAGGCTGCCAGTGTAGAGGGCGACAAGGGTGAAGCTGGTGCCGGGCAGCGTGAGTGTGGCGGCGGTGTCGGTGCCGTCGGTTGCGCGCACACAGCGGAAATTCGAGGCACCCTGCTGCACGGCGGTCGCGATCTGGGTGCCCATGTCATATTTGCGGGCAACCAGCGGGCCAAACGTGCTGGCGTAATCGGTCATCGTAGCGATGATCGACGGCTGGCCAACCGGCCCCCATGATGCGGTGCCGACAACGCCTGCGACGTTGGTTGGCACACCGTTCAGCACGAGGTTCTGCGGTGGGACAATCTGGACATAGAGATCGGGCACCACGAGGGCGGTGGTGTTGATGCTGCCCTGTTGGACAATCGGCATGGATCAGGCCTCCTTCGGTGCCGGGATGCGCACGACGTGATCGGCGTAGGGCGAGGCGAGGATGCTCGCGATGGTGGCGGCGTCAGTGACGACATCGCCCTTCTGGTGCGCACTAAACGGGCGCACCACGACGAGATGCTGGTTCATGGAAAATCCTTCAGCCGAGGAGGGTTTGGGTGGCGGTGCCGTTGGGCAGCAATTGCGAGAGCCCGAAAATCAGCGCCGGAAGGGTTTCGCTGGCGGTGGTGGCGTATTCGACTTCGAGAAGCAGATCGCGTCGGTAGAGATTGGCGTTCTGGCTTTGGTCAAAAACCAGCGTGCCCACTTCACGCAGGCGGGCGGCGGTGCCGTCGGGCATGGTGAGGTAATTCGTTAGCGACAACGCCTGATCGATGGCAGCGGCGGCCGTGTCGCGCGTGGTGGGCGTGGGACACCAGCAGGATAGACGGATGGTCTGCGTCTGGCGGCGGGTTTCGGCCTGCGCGGACTGATCAGCCACCACGCGGCCAATGACGCTGCCTGCACCGGGAATTGTGATGCTGGCACCGGAGAGTTGGGCGATGCGGGTGGTGCGGATATAGGCGGCTAGCGTGGCGGCCACCCCTTCGGGTGTGTCGCCGGGCTGGGTGCGATGCACGAAAGCCGCGTTGTCGATCAGCAGACCGGCGAGTTGGCCAAGGCTGGCGGTGCCGCCGAATGCGGCGGTCTGGCTGGAGACGGCGACGGTGAGCGTCGGTGTGATCGGTGCGGCAGGCGCTGGTGGGTCGATGAAACGGGTGGTGTCTCGTCGCGATTGAGCGTCGGGGAAAATGGTGATGTTCACGTTGCCAGCTGCCAGATCGGTATTCAGCGCCGCCGGGTTAGGCCAGCCGCGATAGACGCGGGTGAGCGTGCCGAGGATGGAGGGCGCGGCGGTGCCTTGCGGGTAGAGGATCGTTTCCACCAGGGCGGCGATGACGGTTTCGACGTCAGAGAGATCGGCCATGCTTGGTTGCCCTTACGTCGATGCGGCCTGGACGGTCAGCCTTGTGCCGTATTCGGTGGTCTCGATGGTGGCGATGACGCCAGTGCGGCCCTGATCGTCGGTGAGTGTGTCGGTGGTGAGCAGGCCGATGTGCAGGCTGGGCGGCAGCAGGACTTGCCACATGCCTGGACTCAACTCTGCCGGGATCGATGCGAGGCCGGTGCCCTGGCTGCCAGCGGCGAGAACGGAGGCGGGCCAGTTGGCGGCAATGATGGTGCCCAATGCCGCCACGGTGCCGCCGTAGAGGTTGACACCGGCGACCGAAGCAGAGGCTGGGCGTTTGATCGTCACGCGGCGTGGGGCGTGGACGCACAGCACTGGCAGCAAGGGCTGCTGGGCGGCGATGTAGAAGACTTCGCCGTCATAGCGACGGATCAGGATGTCGCCGGGCTGGGTGTAGCCAGCATCGATGGCGACTTCCCATAGCGGGTCAGTGGCGGGCACCGGGCGGCGGGTTTTGCCGCCGAGGGGCAGGAAGATCGCGTTCAGGCGGAGGCGAAAACGGTCCTGCCCGGTGGGATTGTCGAGTGCCGATGTGCCGGGCTGACGGAGGTCGGGCGGGCGGTAGAGGTTGCAGGGCAACCCAATGCGGGCGGCGGCGCGACCGGCGGCGGCGTTGAGCCGGTCCTGCAGCTTGAAGCCGTCCATCAGACCACCAGCCGTAACGAGCCGTCACCCAGAGCCGGGCCGGGTGGGACGCCGAAGAAGCCGCACAGACGCCTGCGCCAATCGTCAAAGAGTCGTGTGCGTTCGGCTACTTCTCGGGCATTGCGCACCCAGGCGGCAGCACTGTCGGTGTCCAGCGTGGCGGAGGCCGACGTTACCGCCGTTTCGAGTTGAGACAGGGTGGTGAGATAGCCGCGTGCGACACCTTCTTCAGCGTCGGAGAGGCGCTGCATGCGGTATTCGAGCAGACCATAGGCCTGATAGAAGCGCCAATTGCTGAAACCACCATTGCCGATGCCATAGGCTGGATAGCCCATGTGACGACGCAGGTCGGTGAGTTCACTGTCGGTGAATGACATGGGTTCGCTCCTCGGCGCGGCCTGGAGTGGATAGAGAAATCCGTGGGGCGGGCGATCATCCGCCCCACGGTTCTGTTCAGCCGAGATGTTCGATCATCACCGCACGCTTGAAGTTCGCGTTGGTGGCGGTCGGGATGGTGGTCGGGCTGGTTGTGGTGTCGGACGGGGTGCAGAAGCCGCCAATCCAATACCAGGACTGCGCGATGATCTGCTGCAGACGGTCGATCGGCTCGCGGGTGACCATCGCGATGCCGTCGACGATGGAGATGATGCTGTCAGCCGGTGCCACATCGGCTTCGGCCAGACCGGCGTAATCGCCTTCGATCAGAGCGCCCTTGCCGCAGACGATCGGGCGACGGACCACTGCGCCGGAAAGCGTCGGATGGCTCTGCACATAGGCTTCGTTGGTGGGGATGAAGCGCAGGCCGAGGAAGTCGTTGACCATACCCTTCTTGAAGACCTGATTGGCCGAGGTGGCGCCGGTGAAGAGCTGACGGAAGGCATTGTCAGAGAACAGCTGACGTGCCGAGACCGGATCGAGGTAGCAGTTATAGGCACCATCGATTTCCGGCACCGCGTTCAGACGCAGCTGCGCCACCGCGTTGAGCAGGGTGGACATATCGAGGATGTCACCCGCGATGATGTTGGTGGTGGTGGTGCGGCTATTCGGCCGCATGATCGACGAGGCAGTGGCGGCAGTGACGGCGTTCAGCGCCGTGGCATCGGCCACCAGCACGCTCGTCGAGAAGGTGAGAACACCAGACACACCGTTGGGTGCGGAGGAGCTGTTCACCGAATCTGCGGCAGCACCGATCAGCGTGTAGGAGTTGGAGCCAACTGCGACGGTCATGCTGGACGAGCCGCCAACCGGTGTCTGCACGCCGTTGACGAAGACGGTCTGGAAGCCACGGATATCGTCCACTGCCACCGCCGGGCCCGCCGTCGTGAGCGTGACGCGCACGCGCGTGTTGCCGCCGAAATAGGCGCTGAACAGCGAGTTGCGGGCAATTTCGTCCAGGCTGCGGGCGGCCTGCTCGCCGTTGATCGCCGCGTTGAGCAGGAACTGCGAGGCGATGCCGACGCGCGCGGTGACCATGTTGAGGTCGGTGGTGGCGGCGTAGTGGTTGATGGTGATGGTGTATTGCTCGACACCAAAGGTCTGAGGGGTGAGCCCGTTGTCGAGATTGGTGTTGGTGGCGGGCGACAGCGGAGTGGTCACGGACGGCTTCAGCCCGGCACGCGTTTTGGTGAGGGTTTCACCGATGCCGACGGAAAATTCCTCACGGTCTGCGCACATCCGATAACCGAGGCGAGAGGTCAGAGCGGCTTCGAATTCGCGCTCCAGAAAGCCCTGCTGGATGATCGGCTGCAGAGCGGCGGGGAAGTTCTGAATACCCATGTGGGATGATCCTTGAGGATGTGAGGCAAACGAAAACGCCGCCGCCGGAGTTCAATCCGGTCGGCGGCGTTGATGATGGGCAGAGCTGCGTGCTGGAAGATCAGCGGCGCTTGAGGAGTGCGGTGCGGGCCGCCTGCCATTCGGCGTGGGACATCTGTTGGGCAG